CGAACGGCATGATCGATATCGTTGGCGCTGCTGCTGGCGGTACGGTCCCCATTCTGGGCGCGTTTCTCGGCTGTAACTACATCGACCTCACGGGCAAACCCCGCTGGTCTCCCTTCTACCCCGGCACCGCTGCCTGCTATGCGAACTCTATCGCTACAGGCATTGTGACGGCCCACCCTGATCAGCTTTACCTGATCAACTGCAACGCGGCTGCTGCGGACACCTATGTCCACAACAACGCTGACTTTGCTACCGCGACAACCGGCAGCACTGTTACGGGCCTGTCTGCGGGCAAGCTCGCCGTCTCGACGGCTACCACGACCAACACGCTGAACCTCCGTATTATTGGCTTCGAGGACACTCCTGCCAATTCGGATGCAGCCTACGCTGGTCGTCTGGCTATCGTCCTCCTCAACAACCACTTCTACCGTTATAATGCTAACGGTACTGGTGCGGGTATCTAAAGGGAGTTTGAACAATGGCAATCACTCGTTCACAACTCCTTAAGGAACTGGAGCCGGGCCTCAACGCCCTCTTTGGTATGGAGTACGACCGGTACGACAACGAGCATGCTGAGATCTTCGACACCGAGTCTTCGGACCGCGCGTTCGAGGAAGAGGTCATGCTGTCTGGCTTCGGTCAGGCCCCTGTGAAGGGCGAAGGCGCGGCGATCACGTACGATACGGCTGGTGAAGCTTTCACCGCCCGCTATACGCACGAGACCATCGCTCTCGCGTTTGCGATCACTGAGGAAGCCGTCGAGGACAACCTCTACGACAAGCTCAGTTCTCGCTATACCCGCGCTCTGGCGCGTTCGATGTCCAACACCAAGCAGGTGAAGGGCGCTTCTGTTCTCAACAATGCTTTCTCGTCCAGCTATCTGGGCGGTGACGGCGTGTCCCTTGTGAACAGCGCGCACCCCACCACTGGTGGCGGTAACTGGTCGAACACGCTGGCGACTGCGGCTGATCTCAACGAGACTTCGTTGGAGCAGGCGCTGATCGACATCGCGGCGTTCATCGATGAGCGTGGCCTGAAGATTGCTCTTCGCGGCATGAAGCTGATCCTGCCTCCGGCACTTCAGTTTACCGCAGAGCGCATCCTGAAGTCCGCCCAGCGCGTCTCCACCGCCGACAACGATATCAATGCTATCAAGTCGGGTGGTTACATGCCGGAAGGCTTTGCGATCAACCACTTCCTGACGGACCCCGATGCTTGGTTCGTCAAGACGGACGCCCCCAACGGCATGAAGCACTTCGTGCGTTCGCCCCTTAAGACCGCCATGGAAGGCGATTTCGAGACCGGCAACGCCCGCTATAAGGCTCGTGAGCGCTACAGCTTCGGCTGGTCGGATCCCCGTGCAATGTACGGTTCGCCCGGCGCGTAAGGCGTACAGCGTTATGCTTACTAAGGGGGGTTGGCCTTGTGCTGCCCCCCTTTTTATTGTAGCGTCAGCAAGTCCCTGACTGCCCATCGGCAGACAACCCACGACAGGAGATCGACATGGGTACTTCTACATTTTCCGGCCCCGTCCGTGCGGGTCCCATCAAGTTCACCACCGGCACCACGCTTGGTCAGGACGTCGCCAACACCGGCACCGTTGTCCTCACCCAGAGCGAAGCTGTAACGCAGGCCACGAACGGTGGTTCGGCTGGCGTCTACACCAGCAACATTGTGATCCCGGCAGGCTGCACGATCACCGCCATCCAGCTCTACGTGACGACCGTCTGGAGCGGCGTTGCCACCACCCTTGGCGTCGGCACCTCTGCTCTGGCCACGGCCTTCACGGCGGCGGGCGCGGTCGCGGGCGGCACCATCGGCATCGTCAGCGTCACCCCCGGCACCGATGCGACCCGCACAGGTGCGTTCGTCAACGTCGGCACCACAGACGTCCGTATTGTCCTCACCTCTACCAATACGGGTACGGGCGCAGGCACTCTGGTTGTTTCTTACTTCCAGCCCGGCAACGTCAACCCCTGATAGGAGGCTCTGATGGCTGATACAGTCGCCACGCAGATCCTCTTCCAAGGGGACAAACAGCTTGTCATGAAGTTCACCAATGCCTCAGACGGCACTGGTGAAACGAACGTCAAGAAGGTCGATGTCACCACACTTGCTTCTTACCAAGGCAAGGCCTGCACGGCGGTCCGGATTGACCGCATCTACGGCCTGACGCATGGCATGGAAGTTCGCCTGTTTTGGGAAGCCTCGTCAAACGTCACGATCATTTCTCTGCCCCAGCAAGTGGGGCAGACTTTTAATTTTGACGATTTTGGAGGGCTTACAAACAACGCAGGAACGGGGAAAACAGGGAACATCCTGTTTTCTACGCTCGATGCAAGTGCAGGTGACTTCTATACGGTCATCCTCGTGATGCAGAAGATCTACTGATGACCATTGGCCTCGACCAGATCTGGAACGTCGTTCTCACGCTGGTCATAGGGCCTGTCGTCTGGGCTCTGTCGTACATCAACAAGCGTGTCGATGCCGCCGAAGCTACGCATAATAGCATCTGGAAAGCCATTGCGGAAACCCGCGAGAACATCGCCAGATCTTATGTTACCCGGGATGATCTCCACCACGATCTTGACCGGATCATGCAGCGGTTTGACCGTCTTGAAGAAAAACTTGACCGTATTTCTGGGGTGAAATTATGATCAACGCCAAAGACAAAAAGAAGGAGACGCTGGCCTACCGTGCCCGCGCAAAGGCCGTGGACCAGATGATGCAGGCCGGTGCTGGCCGCTCCGCTCCCCCCGACATGTCTGCCCCACCCGCTACCGCCCCTGCTCCCGGCATGGCTCCTCCGGCCATGAAGAAGGGTGGCGCTGTCAAGAAAAAGGTGGCCATGAAGAAGGGTGGCAAGGTTCCCCCTAAGAAGCCCGGTCTCATGATCGTGATTGCCATGGGAAAAAAGAAGGGGCGCTGACATGGCCAAGAACTGGATCCAAGACGCCATCAAGAAACCGGGGTCCCTTCGCAAGAGCCTCGGTGTCAAAAAAGGCGAAACCATTCCTGCGTCGAAACTTTCCGCCGCTGCCAAGAAACCCGGCACGATGGGAAAACGAGCGCGTCTGGCAGAGACCCTTAAGGGTCTTAAGAAGGGGCGCTGATATGGCCAAGAAACCTTCGAAGGCCCAAGCCAAAGTTGGCAAGGTCATGCATGAGTTCAAGGCAGGAACTTTGCACACCGGGTCCAAGAAGGGGCCTGTAGTCAAGAACCGCAAGCAGGCAATCGCCATCGCCCTTTCTGAGGCGGGCAAAGCCAAGAAGGGGAAGTGATATGGCCAAGAAGATGCGTGGCTTTGCAGATGGCGGCGATACCTCAATGGATGAAGAGGGAAACCCCATCGGCCCCAATGAAAACGCTGTAAAAGAATACTTCTCCCCTACCCGTGGGACGATGGAGGATGGGAAGTACACTCCTCCTAGCACGTATGAGCGGGTAAAGAACGTCGGCAAGGCCGCAGTCTCCATGGTCCCTCGGGGCGTTGCCCGCATCGCTGACAAGATGTCTGGTTCTGACTCTGAAGAGCCTATGAAAAACGCCGCCCCCGAAACCAAGCCCCGTGTCTCCGAGTCGGAGTCGGCGGCTGGGGAGGAAGTTGGCAGGCGTCTGCGTGGTGGTGACTACTACGTTGAGCCGGGCAGCTATGAGAAGCGTTCCGTCGAAACCGACCGCATGGACAAGGCTCGCCGTGAAAAAATGGCTGCTGCCAAAGGTCGTTCCGCAGAAGACAAAAGACGAGCCACCATGGAAGGTGCTACCCCCCGGGTAGGTTACAAAAAAGGTGGGTCGGTCAAAAAGAAATCCGGTGGATCTGTCCGTGGAGCGGGTGTCGCTGAACGCGGTCGGGGCAAGATGAGGATGTGCTAATATGGCCATCAGCAACAACTCAACCCTCATGAATCTCGGCATGTTTGACAAATCCGCGAAAGGAAAGAAGATGATGAAGGGCTATAAAAAGGGTGGCATGGAAGGCTCCAAGCTTGACATGGCGCAGGACAAGAAGATGGCCAAGAAGAGCGGCATGTCCATGAAGGACTGGGAGTCCTCTTCTGCTGACGCCGCCCATGACTCTAAGATGGGTTACAAGAAAGGCGGCATGACCACGAAAGAGTGGGAAGGCTCCAAGAAGGACCTTTCTCAGGACAAGAAGCTTGCTAAGAAGCGCGGCATGTCCTTAAAGGACTGGGAGGCTTCTTCCGCAGACAAGAAGCATGACGCCCAGCAGTCCATGAAGGGCCTTAAGGGTGGTGGCATTGCCGTGAAGGGCAAGGGCGTTGCTCTCAAAGGTGGCGGCATCGCCACTCGTGGTATGGGTGCGGCCTACAAAAAGGGCGGCAAGGTTTGCTGAGGTAGGGCGACATGACAACTTCAGGCACCAAGACGTTCGAACTTGATGTAGCAGACTACATTGAAGAAGCCTTCGAGCGTTGTGGCATCGAGGTGCGGACTGGCTATGACCAGCGCACCGCGCGCCGTAGCCTGAACCTGTTGCTTGCCGAGTGGGCCAACCGTGGGCTCAACCAGTGGACGATCAAGGAGGTGACGATCAATGTTGACTCGACTAGCGAAACGTACACGCTGGATCCTGCCGACATCGATATCATCTCTGCGGTTGTCCGCTTCACAAACAACGCAGGAACCGCTCGCCAATCCGATCTGACCCTAGATCGAGTCAGCCGCGAATACTATCTGAACATCCCCAACAAGTTGACACCGGGACGCCCGGTCCAGTACTTTGTGGATCGTCAGATCACCCCTGTGTTGTACCTTTGGCCTAAACCCAACACAGACTACTACATCATCGCCAACAAGCTTGTCCGCTTGGATGATGCCGCAGCCGGGGCCAATACCCTCCAGCTCCCCTTCCGGTTCTACCCGTGCCTTGCAGCGGGTCTGGCCTATTACCTCTCCATGAAGAAAGCCCCAGAGCGCACCCAGATGCTCAAGGTGGCCTATGAGGAGGAGTTTGAAAGGGCGGCAGGTGAAGATCGTGACAGGGCTGGACTGAAGCTAACCCCCGTTCAAAACTTCTACCGGGTGGTGTAATATGCCCGGGTACGCTACCGGTTTTCAGTCGTGGGCTATTTGTGACCGGTGTGGTTTCCGGTATAAATACACGCAACTGAGGAAGGAGTGGCAGGGCCTTCGGTCATGCAACGAGTGCTGGTCCATGAAGCACCCGCAGCTTGATCCCATCTACCCGCCGACGGAGCCGCAGGCCTTGCTTAACCCTCGCCCTGACCGGATCGAGCCGATGTCCGTCCCCGTGGGGCAGGACATTTTTCCGTTCATTGAGAACGTCTCAACCCAAGTCGTTGCGATTGTGGGTATGGTCACCGTGGAGGTATCCTGATGGCTTGGACCTACGCAACGCTGGTGCAAGCCGTCAAGGACTTCACCGAGTACGACGAAACAACCTTCAACTCGAACATCAACACGTTCATCCAGAACTGTGAGGAGCGTCTTCTCTACGCCGTCAATCTTCAGGTGTTCCGCAAGAACTCCATTGGAAACTGCACGGCAGGGAACAAGTATCTGACGGTCCCGACAGACTACCTTTCGTCCTTCAGCCTTTCGGTCACGGCGAATGGGTCTACCGTGTTCCTGCTCGACAAGGACGTCGAGTACCTTCAGGAGTACAATCCAACGGGTGCAACAGGTGTTCCAAAGTACTACGGCTTCTTTGATGTCCGCACCTTCATCCTTGCCCCCGTCCCGGCTCAGGCCTATTCCACGGAGCTGCACTACTACTACAAGCCTGAGTCCATCGTGACGGCGGGGACCACTTGGCTAGGGACCAACGCCGAGCAGGCCATGCTCTACGGAACGCTTGTCGAGGCTTACACCTACATGAAGGGCGAGGCCGAGCTTCTCCAGCTCTACAATAATCGTTTCCTTGAGTCCCTCAACCGTCTGAAAAACTTCGGCGAAGGCAGAGAGAACACCGACGCTTACCGCGACGGCCTCGTTACAGTGAAGGCTAACTGATGTTTGTAGAAGCAGCACAGGCAGGAACTTTTCAGGTCGAGGTTGAAACCTCCAATAATGGCGGGCATTCCCCCGAGTTCTGGGCGCGCCGCGCTGCGGACCGCATTGTTCAGGTCGCTGACACCGCTCACCCGGCCATTCGGGAACAGGCGCAGGCCTATAAGGCCGCAATCGAAGTCGTTGTGCTTGAGCATATAAACCGTGCTATAAAGTGCGACAGATCGACGGTCAGTTATCTGGTGTCAGAGGCTGGTCATCCTCAACTGGCTGAACATCTCAGGAGGCTGTAATGGCTTTTACCGGAAACTTCATGTGTACCTCGTTCAAGCTTCAGTTGCTGACGGCGACCCACGCCTTCACGACGACTGTTGCCCGTGGTGCTACCACTGCTGACACGTTCAAGATCGCGCTGTACACTTCGTCCGCCACGCTTGACGCGACGACGACGGTCTACTCCACGACCAACGAGATCACGAATACGTCTGGTTCGGCTTACGTGGCGGGCGGCAACACACTGACTAGCCCCACCACCACGTCTTCTGGCACGACAGCCTATGTCGATTTTGCTGACTCCTCGTGGGCTAGCGCGTCCTTCACCGCTCGCGGCGCGTTGATCTACAACTCGACGCAGACCAACAAGTCTGTCGTGGTTTTGGACTTTGGGTCGGACAAGACCGCCTCGGCGGGCACGTTCACCGTCGTGTTCCCAACCAACGACGCCAGCAACGCAATCATCCGAATCGCGTGATGCTTAGATGGCCGACGCAATTGTAGCCTTTGAAGGGTGGAACCGGTCCCAAGGTTGGGGACTCGGGGCATTCGGCACGGGCTCAATTGCGATAGGTATTGCGACAGGGTCTGTTGGCTCCGTCACGGTCACGGCTGACGCCAATGTGGACGCGACAGGCTCTGCCGCCACGGGCGCAGTCGGTACGGTCACGGTCACGGCTGACGCCAACGTCAGCCCGACGGGTGTGTCCGCCACGGGCGCAGTCGGTACGGTCACGGTCACGGCTGACGCCAATGTAGACGCGACAGGCTCTGCCGCCACGGGCGCAGTTGGGACGGTTACTCTTGTCTACGATGCCAACGTCAGCCCGACAGGTGTGTCCGCCACGGGCGCAGTCGGTACGGTTACTCTCGTCTACGACGCCAACGTCAGCCCGACCGGCGTATCCGCCACAGGATCTGTTGGCACCGCAGATGTGGCCGCTGACGCCAATGTCAGCCCGACCGGTGTGTCCACCACTGGTGCGGTCGGCACCGCCACAGTCGTTGCGGATGCCAATGTCGATCTGACAGGTGTCGAAGCCGCTGGCGCAGTCGGCGCCGCAGACGTAGCCGCTGACGCCAACGTCAATCTGACCGGGGCTACGGCTTCGGGTGAGGTTGGGACGGTCTCAATCCAGTTCCCCGTCGATGTCCTTGTTAACGGGGTGTCCGCCACGGGCGCTGTTGGGTCGGTCTCAACCACGGTCGATATCTACGCCAATGTTGCAGGAGTCGCGGCGACAGGGTATGTTGGGCTCGTCCTTGTTTGGGGCCAGATCGTTCCCGGTCAGGATCCAAACTGGGCTCAGGTATCCCCTGCTCAGTCCCCCGGTTGGTCCCCAATTGCCCCGTCTCAAGACCCCGGCTGGACGCAAATAGCCGCTTAGGAGATACGTGATGGCTAGTACGTATTCGACAAACCTTGGCATCGAACTGATCGGCACAGGCGATCAGTCCGGTACGTGGGGTGCGACGACCAACACAAACCTTGGCTCGCTCGTTGAGCAGGGCATTGTTGGCTATGGGACGCAGGCTGTCACGGACAGCGGTGTCGCTACGGTCCTCCTTATTACCAACGGTGCGCTGTCCACGGGCCGCAATTATGTGATCGCCTTGACAGGGGCCTTGACGGCGGCGCGCACTGTCGAAGTTCCTGCGGTCAATAAGCCCTACATCTTCTTCAACAACACGACGGGCGGTTACGCCGTCACCGTGAAGGTCTCTGGCCAGACTGGCGTCACCATCGCCAACGGCAAAAAGGCCATCGTCTACACCAATAGCACTGACGTCATCGAGGTCGCGAACGCCCCTGTTACGGAAGCGGGTACGCAGACCCTGACGAACAAGACCCTGACCAGCCCCACCCTGACAGCTCCTGCACTGGGCACCCCGGCATCAGGCGTTATGACAAACGTCACGGGTCTCCCCCTAACCACAGGCGTGACCGGCATCCTCCCGGTTGCCAACGGTGGCACGGCGACGTCAACGGCCTTCACGGCTGGATCCATTGTCTTCGCCGGGGCCTCCGGCGTCTACAGTCAGAAGAACGCCAACCTCTTTTGGGACGACACCAACAACCGCCTCGGCCTCGGAACGGCGTCCCCTGCTGTCACTTTGGCGGTATCCACCACAGACGCCATCCTCGTCCCCGTCGGCACAACTGGGCAGCGCCCGACAGGAGCCACGGGCTATCTTCGCTACAACACCACGCTTGCCTCCTTTGAGGGCTACAGCGGTGGCGCTTGGGGCAGCATTGGCGGTGGCGCGACGGGCGGCGGAACGGACGCTATCTTCTATCTCAACGGCCAGACCGTGAACAACGACTACACGATTGCGGCGACCAGCAACGCGGGCACCTTTGGTCCCATCTCGATTGCTTCTGGCGCTACAGTCACGGTGTCCTCTGGCTCTACTTGGAGCATCGTCTAATGGGTGACCTACGCCTCAATGGATCGACCTCTGGAGCGATCACCATCACCCCTCCTGCGGTGGCTGGGACGAACACCCTCACGCTTCCAGCATCGACGGGAACGGTTGCTCTGACGGACAGCAGTGGAAACCTTTCCGTTGCGGGGAACCTCACGGTCACAGGCAACACCACACTTACCGGCGCGCTGGTGCCATCGTCCAGCTTCAAGCGCAACCGCATCATCAATGGGAATATGGTCATTGATCAGCGGAATGCTGGGGCGAGTGTGACGCCTGCAACCGGAGATTATACGTTAGACAGATGGGCGGCACGGTTAACCCAAGCATCAAAATTTAGCGTTCAGCAAAACGCTGGTTCCGTTACGCCGCCCGCAGGGTTCTCTAACTATTTAGGTGTAACGTCTTTGTCAGCTTATTCTGTGGGGGCAACAGATTATTTTGCAATTCAACAAGTGATTGAAGGATACAACGTAGCTGATTTGGGCTGGGGACTAACTAGCCCACAGCCAGCAACTCTTTCCTTTTGGGTTCGCTCGTCACTGACCGGCACATTCTCTGGATCACTGTTGAACAATGCCGGAACTGCAAATTATCTGTACACATATTCAATACCCGCAGCTAACACTTGGACCTACATAACTGTTAGCATACCTGCATCCAGCATTTCTGGCACATTTACATCAACAACTAACGGTTTTGGTATTAACTGTTATTGGAGCTTGGGCGCTGGCTCGTCTGTGTCTGGATCAACGACAGGTTCGTGGAATAGTTCTCTGTATAGGAGCGCCACAGGCGCAGTCTCCGTTGTCGGCACCTCCGGCGCGACCTTCTACATCACAGGCGTCCAGTTTGAAGTCGGCACCAAAGCGACTCCCTACGAGATGCAGATATACAGCGATCAGTTGGCGCAGTGTCAGAGGTATTATTCTAAATCTTATGACATCACTACTGTGCCGGGGACAACCGTAAGTGGCGGCGCTGCTTGGAATTATATAACTATGGCAGCCTCTGTTGGCGACATTGGGGTTTCAATCCCGTTTAAGATTACGATGAGAACTACGCCAACGGTAGTTTGGTATTCTCCAGATACCGGCACTTCCGGCGTTTGCGGGTCTGCGGGCGGTGACAAGACCGCCATATCCCAATACATAGGGACAAGCTCAATTGCCGTGTACATAAACGCCAATAATAATAACGGCCAAGTTCGTGCCCATTGGACTGCATCTGCGGAGCTTTGATCATGTACATCAACGCGCAATATATGAACAATATGAACGGCGTGGTTTGTGGCATCATCTGCGACATCAACGGCATGACGAGCTTCGTGCCGATTGACCCGGCGAACACAGATTACCAGAATATCATGGCTCTTGTCGCCGCTGGCGAGTTGACCATATCCCCCGCTGAAGGAGCCGCATAATGTCCGGCACACTCAAGGTCACAACGCTTCAGGACGGCGCATCCGCCACAGCGAACATGGTGTTCGACACGAGCGGCAACACCACCGCTGGCGGCACCGTTGCGATGGCGTCATCGTTTAAGCGCAACCGCATCATCAATGGGAACATGCTCATTGATCAGCGAAATGCTGGGGCGAGTGTTGCAACTACTGCTGTAGCTACAGCCACTTATACATTGGATAGATGGGGCTATCAAAATTCCGTCGCATCCAAATATACTGTTCAGCAAAATGCTGGATCGGTAACTCCTCCGGCTGGGTTCACTAATTATCTTGGTGTCACATCTAGCTCTGCATATTCTGTTGGCGCTTCTGATTATTTCAACATTATCCAGTTCATTGAAGGTTATAACACTGCCGATTTGGGGTGGGGCACGGCGAATGCAAAGACAGTCACATTATCATTTTGGGTGTACTCTTCTTTGACCGGAACTTTTGGCGGCTCGTTGCAGAACAGCGCGCAGAACCGCAGTTATCCATTTTCCTACACCATTTCATCTGCAAACACTTGGACATACATAACAGTCACGGTGGCTGGCGATACTTCTGGAACATGGGTTGGCGCAACGAATGGCATCGGTATAAGGGTTTGGTTTGGTCTTGGTGTCGGCTCTACGTTCAGCGGCACAGCAGGGTCATGGGCGGCTGCTGCTTATGCCTCTGCAACCGGCGCAGTCTCCGTTGTCGGCACCAACGGCGCAACCTTCTACGTCACAGGCGTCCAGCTAGAAGTCGGCTCATCCGCCACGCCCTATGAGACGCAGATCTACAGCGATCAGTTGGTGCAGTGTCAGAGGTACTATCAACAATCTGGCATGGGTTATGGGTATGGTTTTGGGACTACGCTTGTTTCTATGAATTTCGCCTTTATTACACAGATGAGAGCATCCCCAACAGCCACTCTTTTAAATGGCACAAACTCATTAATCCAAATGGGTGGGTCCTCAAATACTGTAACAAATATTTATGGTGTTTATGTTACCGGAACAACATTAAGCGGGCTAAATTTGCAGGGAACATTTTCTAACGGATCAAGTTACGCTGCCGCATTTACCAACATTCTCAGTTTTTCTGCGGAGCTTTGACCATGTACAGCAACACTCAGTACATAGCCTTCAACGGCGTCAACACCAGCATCCGCTGCGACATCAACGGCGTTACCAGCTTCGTGCCGATTGATCCCGCGAACACTGACTACGCGGCAATCATGCAGCTTGTCGCTGAAGGTAAGCTGACCATCGCACCCGCCGAGGACC